CAAGATACGACAGTACCTTTAGATGTACCACCTGCATTAGCCTGTGAGATAACTTCATCAACAACATAATCTGCTGTAGCATTATTAAGTTTCACAACATGAGTACCACGTACTGTTAGACTCGTTGCTTTAGCAGTGGTTCCCCAATTAGTTGGATCTTGGATAATACCAATCCTACGGAAGTCATTATCTACAGGGAAATCACCTTGACCTTCATCATAAGTCAATCTAACATTTGTCATCACTCTCTTACCAAAGAGTTCTGCATCCGCATTAGAACCATGTCCACCTTCGGGTGATATAACTGCTTCTATGGAACCTGTTGAAGAAGCATTAACAGTACCCACAGCAGCAGTTGCAGCTGCATCAGTAAATACATTTCCTTGCTTCAATAACACATTACCATAAGTATATCCACTACCTGCTGCTTGAATTGAAGCACCAGTTATAGAACCAGATCCATCTGTAGTAAACTTAACTATCCCACCTGTACCATCACCAATAATCTTTGCATAATAAGTATCTGTTGCAGGAAGACCAGCACCAGCATCTTTAACTACTGCTACATGAACTCCACCATCAACTGCTAAACCTTCTACCTGAGTTCTTGATGCTTCAGTTGAAGCTGCAATTGGTAAGAAATCTGTTGATAAGAAAGCAAGTACATCACCTGTAGGTAAAGTAAACAAATGCTTCCAAATATAGTTTCCGTTCTCGGAAGTGAATATTCCATTTGCAAATGTACCTTGACCAGCAGTAGGATTACTCTTTGGTTCGTCTACAACATTAACACCAGTTGGATTGGCAGGTGATTCACCATTATACAAGCACTTAAAGACTTCATATGTATTATTCATAACATAGAATTTAGCACTTGTTAGTCCATTATTTCCAAGAGCAGTCTGCTTACCTATAGATCCACCACCAGCAGGAGTTGCTGAATAGTTTGGACGGTACATATCAAACTTAGGATTGATCTGAGTATTCCAGTTGTAACGAGGAATAACAAGACGAGCAGCATCAGCGTTGATTCGTTTGGCAGCAATTAACTCATTATAAACTGATTGCTTCTCAATTTGATTATCTAAAGGCAGTGGTGGAATTTCTTCCGTAGCATATCTGTATATACTAGACACTCCAGTTGCGGTTGAAGTACCACCAGTAATGGTAGTTCCCCATGAAGGAGTGGTAGTAGAAGTAGGAAGTACGTTAGAACAGAGTAAACTGTTAGCATGTACTTCTGCAACTGTTGCAGTCCATCCACCGCCAGAGACGGTTTCTCCTACTTGAAAAGTACCACTGATATTGTGTAATTCTATGTAAACATCCCACTTTGAGGATCTTCCAACGAAGAAATACATATTGGTTGCTTCCGCTTCACCAAGTGATTCTAGAAATTGCTTCGCATTGAAGATTCTAAATTTTTCTGAAATAATAGCTGCCATAGCACTGAGCTCTTGTGTTTAAAACGAATCTGGTTTATTTATATAATTTATTCAGGCGTTTCTTAGATAAGATCCTATAGGATGCTCTTCTATGATAGAACCTTCATATCCACGTTGACATCCTAAGAAACGATCAATTAATTTATTAGTATAATATATTCTCTCTTTTCCGATAGAAATAACTCCAGAAGAAGGGAACAATCTAGTATTAGCGTAGATTACACCACCATTTCTAACGAATCCACCCTGAAATTCAGATGGTAGATTATCAACTTCCAATTGACTTAAGTAGTTATTAATAGTTGGATAACCTATATTAAATGAATATCCATCATCCGCCCAACCAGAGTAAGCGTTTGCGGAAAATTGCATTAAATTGAATCCATATCTATCAAATTCTTCAATAGTATATTCAGATACGGAATGACCTGCTGGAGATAGAATATCTCCTGTACTCATAAACTTAGCACCCTCCCACTGGAAGAATGAAGGTCTCATTGTCATATTCTCTAAACGAGGTGGTTTTACAAATCCACGATGATCAACGAATCCTAATTGATATGTATAACGCTTTTCATCAGGATTTCCTGGATTGCCAGGAGGTAGACCAGGTCCAGGACCAGGTCCAGGACCAGGTGGTACTGTTATAATACCCTTTGCGGTTACCCAAACAAAAGGTTTAAACATACGTGCATCATAAGCACCAAGTTCTAAGATACTTATTCCTTGTGATGTATGTGATATATCAGGAAGTCTTACAGAATCAACTACTGTTGGGAAATATCTATTGACTTCAAGTGTTTTTCCATCAGGAGAAGGTACATCCAGTCTTCTAGTAATAAACTCAGTGATTTGGATATGATTAGCAGAAGCTAAAGAAGAACGTACATATCCGTCTGGATCTTTATCACCAGGAAGGTTTGGATCAAGTGGAATTGGAGAAATAGGATCAGTTCCTTTAATAGGAGTAATATCAACAGGGATAATAGTTCCTGGGAAAGAGTTATATAACAACTCCGTTTCTACCTTAATATTGATTAAACTATCAATCTTTCTTCCACGTTGTTTAATAAGATCATATTGTCTTGCAGTAACAACTGTTGGAGCAGTAGTATAACCAGAACCAGGATTTGTTAATACTATATCAACAATCTCACCGTCACATACAATAACCTCAGCTCTTGCTCCTCCTCCCTTCTGATTAGTAGGAATGAAATGCAATATAGGAGTAGTATCATATCCCTTGGCATCACTACGTTTTTCAACTTGATTCTGTGAATTATAAGTAGTCTTATTCCAAGTAATAGAAGAAACTTTTCCACCACTTACTTGACATGTAACTGTAAGACCCTCTCCTCTTCTATCTCCAGAATAATTTGTAGCAAAACAAGATCCAAAGAAACTGTTTGATACTTCATCACCATCATTATAAGTTTTAGGACTTACATACTGAGGAAGTTCTTTTATAGTTCTATATTCATCTTCACCATGAATTTTAACAGAATCTCCAGCACTTAAGTTAGCACTACCTCTATGCTTCTCATAGAAAGACTCATCTGCTCTCTTACTTCCATATAACCATCTAGCAGAGTTTCTCTGCATTCTATAGTTATCATATCCATTTCTTACTACAGAAACAGTATTGGTTGTTCCTGTTAATTCATATTCATCATTGAAATCTTCAGCACCAAAGAAATTATCTGTACCAGAGAAGAATACTGATGATCCATCCATATCAGGATTATTTCCAGCAAGAGTAATAATCAACTTTTGATTGGTTGTAGTATATGTCTTTACATTACCTATAAAGACCTTCTTACCATTTATCTTTTGATATGCTACTTGATGATCATCATGTGATAATCCAAACCATTTCTTCCAAGCAGCAAAATCATTATTAGATCCAGCATCACAAGTTAATAGAATCTCATTGTAATACTCATTAGACTCAAAATCATAAAGACTTATTGATGAATCTAAATCTCTTCCATAAAGAACAAGTATCTCAACATTATTACCCCTATAAATGTTTCTTGTGAATGTTATAGTTGGTCCATTAATAGTATATGAATCTTTTTCTTTTTGTAAAACACCATCTATAAAAACTAAAGCAAACTCTGGACTACTAATAATCTTAGATTGATCTTTAGAATCAAGAATTAAGAAAGGACCATTGGATCCTCTAGTATCATTAGTATCAATAGTACATCTAAGGTAAGCACCTACTCCATGAGCAAAGAATTTTTCAACAGCTAGTGGTTCATAAACTGTTTTTGTATTATCATTCTGAGCCCAAATAGGTGGTGCATCAAAGACAATTTTATTTGGTACGGTAGTTCTATCAATATAATAAGCAGATGTATGTTGTAAAACACCACTCAATGCTACAAATAAATCTTCGTTGACTTGAGTATCAACAGCAGTTCCATCAGTATAATATAACTCAAAGACATCATTTTCATTATTAATATAATCTGGTTTAGATATTTCAGATGATCCAACTCCAATATTCAATGTTTGTTTTGCATTTTCATATAAAGAATCCAATGCAGAAGAAACATCTTCACATTCTTTCAATACTCCATTAACAAGTTGTGGATCTGGTAATATATTGATATTTGTATATGATTTAGTATTTGACCAATATCCACTATCATTAGGATTTTGTCTCACTAATTCAACAGCATTAACTCCTCTCTCAAGAATAACCTCAACACTAGAAATATATGTTACTAATGCACTTTCAATTTGAGCACATAAAGGAATCTGAGTATCAACACGAATTGAAGTATCGGTAACAGCACCTTGATTCCTCATTGCTTTTATCATGAAATCTCTTGCTTGATTGAAAGCATACAAAGCTTCTGGCAACTCACCATATAAATGAATCAAATCATTTCCGACAAAGAAACTTCTTCCAAATTTAACTAACTTCTCATTTCCACCATATCGTAAAGAATATATAACAGCATCAATTAAATATCCAAGATCTCTTTCACACTTAGCAGTATAACCTGTAGCAGCATGGGATGGATATTTTGTATTAACAGCATTGACAGAAGAAGTAATTATATCAGACTTATTCATCTCAATTAATAATGATGCATCATAATAAGTACCATTATTAAGAGGACTAAATGAGAATATCATCTGAGCATTATCTGAAGGTAATACAGAATCAGCTGGTGTTAAAGCATAATAAACTGATGATCCAATACGAAAATACAAATCTTCTCCAATTTGAGTTATAGAACTAACTGTATTTGTATTATCATCAAGAGTAGTATTCTCAGAAATAATATTTACTGATGTCTCTGAAAGAGGAAGAGAATTTATATTCTCTACTTCTGTGTCAGAAAGTTTTCTTCCAATTCTAATATTTCTACCATCAACAATCTGAATAATTCTTGCTTCTTCAGGAAATGCTCTTCCAGCACTAACTCTCATACCCAAAGCAACATTATTTGTATCACTAATAGTAACTTGATTAGTACCAGGAGTCCAAGAAACCTGACGATCAATATAATCCCAGTTCCTCATTGCTAACTTAGAAAGACGAGTCATGTAACTCAAAGCTTCTATAGTTGCTTCTAATTCAGATATAGTATCTTTATTATTAGGATCATTAGGATCAACTAAAACTGCATCTCCTATCAAAGATGTCAAAGTCTCATTTGTAAAATAAGATTCAGCAGCTAAAATTGTTTTCTCATTCCCACCAAATCTTAAATCATGTGCTATAGCATCAATAAACAATCCTATATCTCTTATACACTTAGATTGTAAAGATCCCCAAGATAACACTGGATACTTATTTTTAATATACCCAAGAGTCTCTTCTTGAATAAATGTTCTATTCATCTCAAGCTGATTAGCAGCATCTATCCATGTTCCATTTCTTTGAAAGATATTTCTAATTTTTTTAAGATATTTTGCATTTAAAGTATCATTCTTAAATTCAAATATCTTTCCATAAAAAGTAACACCAGGAATATCTTGCTCATTCTTAACAGATGGTCCTAATGGGGGTTGAGCAAAAGTTATTTGATCTCCAGAAATAGTATAAGAAACACCAGGTTCTTGTAATATACCATCCAAAGTAATAATTAAAGATTGTTCATTATAAGGTTTTAATACATTACCATTCTTGTCTTTCAATATAAATGTTGTTCTTCCTTCTAGATTACCTTTATTTGTAAGAGATCCATTAAAATCAGAATCTAAAAATACATTACCAGTACTGATTTCAGAAACACTAGCAGTATCAAGAGATATAGAACCAACTCCCTTTTCAACATTAAGGTTCTTCATCATTACAATATTTTGAGTAATCTGTCTCTTAGTACTCTGTACTGTAATTTTATTCTTTTCTGGGTTCCATGCTTGTACAACACTAACTCTACTAACGCTAGTATTACCTGGCATTCTTGACTGACCAGAAGATTCAATTAATACTTCACCAAATAACTGAAACCCTGCTGGATGAGTAGTCTCTTTAATTAAAGATCTCCAATTTTCAATAGGAGTTTTTGATTTAACTAAGTATGAATAATCTTGATAGTAATATGAATCATGTATCTTTTGATTTGCATCACTAATTTTACCATAATCAGATTCATAGTAACCAAGATTATCAGAATAAGTTTTAATAATAGGAGTAAAATCAGTAAACCTAATATCATCTAGCATTGCAACATTTCTATTAGCAATACCAACGATAGGTAAATCTTTCCTAAAAATACCTGTTATATTATCAATAAGTAAAATATTAGATCCTTCTCTCCATGAACTAACTTTTCCTCTTGCAGTTTCAACCGATCCTGATGTCTGTACTACAGTCTCACCAACATCAAAAGCATTTTTATTAAATCCAGATACTATAAAAACATAATTAGATCTAAACGTAGATTGCAATGAAGAATCATTGTGATATGATCCACCATTATTCAGAATTTTTATACTAGTTGGAATACCAATATCATTACTATTAAGATAACATTTTACATCTTTATTAATAGTATTAGTATTATCATAGATACCAGTTACTATTGGAATCTTATTATAATCAACACCAATATTAGTAATATTAATTGAACTTATTTCACCTATTGCAAATGGAGAATTTGTAATATATGAAATAGATCCACTACCATCATGAGGTGCTTTTATACCAGTTGAATATACTATTTCAGTAGGTGTAACATATAGAGATTTCTTAGATCCTTGTAAAGGATCTTCTATTATATTAAGATAAGATCCTTCATTAGAAATAAGATTATTTTCATCATAGTAATAATACTTACTATAATATACTTCTTGCTTTTTAGAATAAGTGTTTAATGCTGTTCTTGATCCAAATCCTAACTTAAAGTCAACTATATCATTAGAATTATTTACTTCAGGTGTGGATATATTTAAATTAATACTAGGAGAAATATTAAATTTATTACCTATCATTGATGTGTGTGATACATCAAAATTATATTTGTAATATTTCTTAATATCAATTATAGGATTTCTTGTAAATGTAGTTCCATCTATGGAGAACTCAAAATATACTTGTGGACTAGAATAACTCTGAACTTCTACCAATCTAGTAGTTGGAGTACTTTCATCAAAAAATACAGATGTTAATGATAGAGAATCAATACTTGTTAATGATTGATTATAATCATAAACAAAAACTACTTTTTGTGATGATGCATCATATGATAAAACTACTGCATTATTAGCATCTTCAGTGACAATTCCAGTAGTATTAATTCTATAACCATTAGAAAGATTATATCCTGCATCATATACATCAACAGTAGCACCATCAAAATGATCTTTTTTACTAGATCCTCTTTGAACTACAACAGTATTTTCTGTAATACCTTCCACCTTAACAATCTCATCACCTATTATGAGATGATCGTTAATTTTAATATCTAAAGCACTATCAAGATTCAATTTAGAATTTTCAACTGAGAATCCAACATGATCAACACGAACTGCTAACCTTGGTTCACTTGTATCAGTCTTACCTAAATCTGTATCTCCTACAGTAAGAAGATCAAATTTATTATAACCAGTACCTTTTTCAGTTATCTCTACTTTTGTTACAAGATTGTTTTGAACTGTGATTTTTGCTTTAGCACCATTACCTGTTCCACCAGATAATGCTATATCCTCATAAACATCATTTGTATAATTTGCACCGCTATTAAGAATTTCAGATCTTCCAATTCCTGTATCGCTGAGAACCCTTGATATGACTGGGTTCTTGAGTGTTACTTCTTGATATATTCTACTACGTACATAATAGGTAGTTGTTGTTAAAGTATCATCTGGGTTAATATCAACAACTACATCTTCTTCAATATTAACACCATGTGGTGTAGAAGTACTAAGTAAAGCTACATTATCTGTTATATTAAATATTGATAGATTTGAACTTAATTGTACAATAGAAAATATCTTAGATCCAGTAGTATCATTTAAATTCTCACTTGATAAAAACAAAGTATTAGAAGGAATAAACCCTGTTTTTGTAACCTTTAATTTTACATTATTCTTATTTGTTGTTGATTCTAAAACTTCTCCTCTAGCAACAGGTTCAACAGCTATACCATCTTCTAATACTACTATAGCTCCTTTGGTATAAGAAGAACTCTTATCCAGTATTAAGGAAATAACTTCTGTTGTAGAAGATAGTACATCTGTACTATTAAATGTTCCTGTTACGTTCTTTAATACTAATTTCTTAGCAGATATAACATCACCAATCAGCGTTCCTGTAGCACCAGTATTTGCTTGTGTAATCGTGTCTCCAGCAAAAAGATACCCAATGTTACTAAGATCAAAATAAAGCACCTTAGATGATTGTGATTGTAATGATGATACTGATTTTCCTTTAACAAAGGAAACTTCACCAGCAGCACCAGATCCTTCACCATCACTATTTTCAATAACTAATTCATTACCAACAGAGAAGTTAGATCCACTACTAACAATTGTAGCAGATGATACAGTTCCTCTAGTTACTTCAGCAATTTGAGCAGTTGTTAGATCTCCATTTTTATCAATACCACTAGTTCTCAATCTAAAAGATTTAACTGGTACATCATCTTGAGAAATCTCTGAATTGTAATTTGAATCTACAGGTAATGAATAATAATTTTGACCAATAATGTATGGAAATACAGGTTGGTTTGAACTATTAACAGTAACAAAATATGCATATGTTCCATCAGGAAATTCTGGTGTAACACAAAAACGACCATTATTTTGATCTAATGTTCCATATCCAGTAATATAAGTATAATCATTAATAAAAGAACCTAAAGGATTAGTAGCATCTTCTGTTGGTCCATTTAATCTTGATAAATTTAAGGAATAACTAGAAACCATCCTTACAATATTACTACTTGCATCTAATGGATCTGTATGACCATAAGCACCATATATGGGATTTCCATCATATGCAAATCCTAAAATAGGTGAGTGCTGTGCTCCATTATCGTTTGCTCTTAATGTTGAGGGAGAAGCATAATAAGCATATCCATGTCCTTTAGAAGGAACGATATTATCAAACTTATATCCGTTATCAAAATCTAAATTTGAGTTGCTAACATTATTCTTATAATACCTATCCTTCCTCCATTCTTTTATAGATGCAGTTGCAGTAGAACCAAATCCATTAGGAACAATATCAACTACAACATTACCAGTAGTATAAAGAGTTCCACCAGTTACTTTTGTAAATCCAGTAATTTGACCAGAAGTAGAAACTTCTGCATTATACCTTGCATATCTACCTTTACCTACTTTATCTGCTATAATAACAGTAGGTGCATGTGAATAATACTCACCAGGATCATCAATAGTAAGACTAGTTATTTCTCCATTAGTAACAACAGCAGTTACTTTAGCATTTCTACCAGATACAACTTCTACTGTTGGAATATCAGAATAACTACCAGGAACATCAACTATTACAGATTCAACAACTTGTCCAGCAAGTTTTGCACGTGCAATATTAGGTGTATTGTTTACCAACACAAAAGGAGCACTATCGTAACCAGTACCTCTGGTATTTACAGTAATGCTTTGTAGTTCTCCACTATAAACAACATCCTCATCCTTATAACTTAAGAATGGAATTCCATTAGTAGCAATACCAATATCTCTATACTTAGTCTCATAAGACTCAGTTGTGGTAATTGGATTTTTTCTAATAATCTTTAAATGTCTTTGATCAGTTCCACCTGTTGATATACCTGCTCCTATAACATGAGAAGGCCAACCTGAAGATGCAATATAATAAGAATCATCGTCAGCATATATTGCTGAAACATTAGAATTTAATTCAGGAACAGCAGGTGAAATACCATACAATTCCCATCTATTATTATTTTGTGAATCAAATATTCTTATGTCATCAGTAGTAAATCCTGGTTCTGATATATCAATCTTATCACCAATGTTTGAATATGGTACACTATCAGAGTTTTCAACTCCATAAAAAACACCATAAACTAATAAACTTACATTAGAACCAGATACAGTATGTCCATATGTTACACTAGTTCCAATTGAATGGATACCATTGGAAGTTCTATTAGATATAACAAATTGATTTACATTCTTTTCCTTATATGTAAATGTCTCACCACCAATATAGAATTCCCCTTCTTTATCCCAACCAAGGGTAGAGAATACGTTTACTCTATTACCAACAGTATCTAATCCTGTAATAGCCTTTGTTAATTTTGTCTTTGTAGCAATAGAGAAATATCCATTTACAGATTCTTCCGCAAGAATTATTTCATATAAATCATCACCATCAAATTCTCCAGAATATCTAACATTATCAACTATGGCAGAAGCATGTGTACCAGTAGATTGAACTATTCTTTTACCTATCAAGTCGGTAGGATTACCACTTACAATTTTTACTTTGAGAGAATAGTTATTGATCCAATTAGAATCAGAAGACTTAACTGTAAAATCTCTAGGATATGAAATAGAAGGATTTGGATCATCTTTAATTAAACACTTAAATAAGAATTTAATTGAATTGTCAGTACCCTTTGATTGATAAAAACTTGTTATATTTTTTATTAAAGTTCTCTTATCAATCTCTTCCTTCAAATATGCTTCAGGAAAATCTGCAAGATATTGTTTCTCAAAACTTTTTATAATAGAATATAAAAATAAGTTACTAATATTCTGTACAGTACTTCCATTTAAATGAGTTGAAGCCTGTGTTGTTACAAAATTACTCTTATTATATAAATCTCCTAAAGTCGTATTACCACTTACACCACGACTTACATCTAAAAACTGCGTCTCTGTTCTACTAGCATAAAAACATATCTCATCATCTATCTTAATATAACCACCTTGCTCTGGAAATGAAGTAGCATCCTCTACAATAATTACAGGATCTGCATCACTAAGTACTCCAACCAATTTAGTTGACTGCTTTAATAGATCGTTCTCATAAAAATCAATATTATGATAATTCTGGATATTACTAATAATATCCAAAGGTTGTCCTTGAATCTCTAATTGCTCATAATACTTTTGTATAAACTTACTAAAAAGTTCATACTCTTCGTTTATGAAATCTGGTAATTGAGACTCAATTAAAAATGAGATCTTATTTGCAGTCTTTATCACTCTTTATATGCAATAAATTTACTCTTTGACACATCTACGTCTAGATATGCCTCACGTTTTACTTCAATATCTTTATTAGCAGGTTTGACACGTAACTCAATACGATTATCAGAATAAGTACCTTTTAAAATAGTAAAGTCGTATAACTGAACTTCACCTTTATCATAATCAACTGTTCCCACTGAATCATTCAATAAGATTTTTTCACTAGTTGTGGAATCTAGTCTATATAGGACTATTTTACCATCTCTATCTTCTAGATATGATGTATATTCTGGATATTCAAATACTGTCATTCCAGTTGAATGAACAACAGAATTATCACAGTCTTTATAAAATGGATTTTGGAAACATACTTCATAATATGAGGATGAATTTATCTGTGCTATAAAATCTTTCCTCATAGTAATATCAGTATCATTTGAATTAATGAAAGTATTAGACTTATCAATGACACTAATAAATTTACTATACCTAAACTTTCCGTTAAATTTCTCTGTACCAGAAGTTTTAAGGTATTCTATTACTCCTGTTGCAGCTTTAGCAGCAACTTCTTGTTCTATCAATTTTGTTTTATTACCATCATAATATACTTTACTATCTAATTCAACATACAAAATTGACGGATTAACAAATTCTGGTTTAATTGAAGCAACAGTATATTGTTTCAACTCTTTAACCAGTTCGTTCTTTGTATAAGAAGACAAGCTTGCTGCTTCAGTAGGTTTCACAGAAAGGAAAACTTTACCATATGCAGGTGGTTCTTGTTCTTCTCCACCAAATACAATAATATCACTTATTGCTGGATATATGTTCCTAACAATTGCTTTGTAATCATTTGCAGTAACTGCTCTATTCTGTGAACCAAAGTACTTAGGAGCATTATATTTAATCTTATCAATACTTTCTATTTGTGCTCCACCAGAAGCAATAGACTTAGTAACTAAATCGGAATTAGCAAATGGTTGTTGTATTACATTACCATTCTCATCTTCTAATATTCCATTAAACTTAAATAGACTTGCTCCATTAGTAGCATCACCATTTGTTATAATGTAACTTATTTCAACTACCTCACCATCTTCCAACTTTCTCCCCAAAACACCATCACCAAAGAAGATCTCGTAATTCTCATCTTCTTGCTCATTAATAAAGAATACCTTATCATCAGCACCAACATCTAATATATTATTAGATACTTTATAAGTATCAAAAACAATAGAAGATGCATTAGGGTATACTTTTACTTGTATTGTATTAGTATCAACTGAAGAATTCTCAATAATAAATTTCTGTTTTCTTGTTACATCAACCCCTGTCCTCATTCTCATCAAAGATCCTTCATACACTTTCATATCAGTAAATGAAGCGACCTTATTGTCAACAACTACTTCATAATCTTCATTTAAAACATAACGATATAAAGTATCATCAAAATTTGTTATAAACCCACTACCAGCTTTATAAACAACAGTTGATGGTGCAGATTGAGTAAATGTCAATTCTAAATCAATAGTAGCAGTAGGTGCAGTAACAGACTTGGGAGAATATCCCAACTGCTTTGCTAATGATACTACATTGTCTCTGAGAGTCGCTGAGTCAAGGAATAACTCATTGACCACCATGTTTGTATTAAACGCTGTGTAATACGTGTTATACGCCATTACATCAAGGATCTGACTTATTGCGGATCCATCAAAGTCATAATCAGTGAAATCAGATTGTGCTCTCATATATTCTTTGAGAGTTGTTTTGATATCAATGAAATCTAAATTGTTTAGTTGAGTGTATGGCATCAGCGAGTCCTTGCAAGGAAGAAGTCTACAGTAGTAGGTTGAATATCTAAACCATCTATAGTATAAACCATTTCAACATCAAATCCGTTATCATCAAAATTTGGAATTACCTCAAGTTGCTCCAAATCTACTCTTGGTTCAAATTTGTTTATAGTGTAAACAATATTTGCACGTATTTGAGCTGCAGTACCAAAGTCTAATGGTTCAAATAGATAGTTTCTTATATTTGATCCGTATCTTGGGTTAAATAGACGTTCTCCTTTATTAGTAAGCAATAAATTAGTCAATGCTTGCTTAATAGCAGAAGCATCCCTACTAACAACTAAGTCATTAGTAACAGGATGCTTCTTAAAAGTAATATTAATGTCCTTAAAGGACAACTTGGTCGTCATCTACCGACAATATACGAAGTCAGTAGTTATTTAGCGATTATAAAATTATTTTTTGCGGAGTTGGTGGAGGTGTAATTATTTTCTTCTCTTCTCTTCTTTCAGAATGATTTTCTGGTTGTTTAACATCTCCTATGTCATTACCCAATGTAACATTCCACGATAATGCAATTCTATCTTCTTCAAAATAATGACTCTCAACCCAGTGTGGCATCCAACTACCAAATGTTAGACCATGACCAGGTACAGGTACTTTAGCAAATGTTGGTAAGACATCCAATCCTGCTGAAGCACCACTTCTAGGATCAGGTACACAGAACCTTCCTCCTATTGTATCTCCATCCTTTTCTTCCACACCTACCATTTCTTTTGGTACTTGTACCCAATATGTACCACTAATGTTACATGCAGGATGAGTATGATAGTTTGAATAACAAGCATATGGTAAGATCATACCCCAACACTCAATATAAGCAGTTTTTGGGATATTTTGACCATTAGCATATACTGATGCACTATTTACAATAAGATTATATAAGTCTATAGACCATTGTTCATCTTGAAGATGTAAATTCTTCTCAGAGTGCCATGCACGAGGTCCATTCGCAGAATAGTTGTTCTCTGGGTTTGGATTCTTTTCTCTTTCCGCATAGAGATACTCTGCTACGGATTTATTAAATGACTCAGGGTTTTCTAATTTAAATTCAACCAGAAAGGTTGGAAATAAATTAGCTGTCCTGTGTTGGAATTCTAGCATTATTTTTAGTTACATTATGTTTGGAAATATCAGATAGAATTTTATCTGAGTCTTGATCAGTTATCAATTTTTTACCAGACTTAATAAAGTCATCGCTCTTGTCTGTTTTCATCATCTTGTTTTTTATGTAAAATCCATTTGGATCCATCATGGTTATCACCTTCCATCTGAGCCTTTTTAACTCTAGGAGAGTTTCCTCGTGGCGTAGTGTATCTAAGGTTTGAAACATCACAGTTCATTGTATCATCATCTATATGATCAATTACAACTGTTTCTCGTACCCATTGTTTAAAGGACTCAGGAGCATCATCCCAGTCATCTGCTAAACAATCAGGTGGGTATTTGTCAATAGGTCTCCAAACATCCATGACTGCTCTATGGAGATCTATAGTAATATGTCTCACACCTCTTTCATCAGAATAATATTTAAATTCATCTGGACCCCAATCTTTGTCAATAGTACAATTCATTCGGGGGTATACGTGGGTATTTTTCCTATGATCCTTTCCTTTTGATCTAGGGGATTTCTTGAGGATTTTCCCAGCTTTTGTTCTGGTACTTAGAGGAGTACCATCTTCAGCAATGTAATAGTCTGGTATAGGTATACCAAATCTTGTAACTTGCTTAAATTTTTCATTTCCAAATACAGTAATCATCTCGGAGTCTTCGGCGTTCGGGTCGGAGTCGGGGTTTGGAGAGATATTAGTCATCTCCCCTGTCCTCGGTATCTCTTCTTACGCCCGTTTCGTGCTGACGCACTAAGCTTCGTATTCTTTGACATTCCTTGACGAGTTGTCTTGGGTTTTGCAGGAATGTAGTTCCCACCAGTCATTATAGCCATAAATTTAATTCAAATAATATAGTGTATTATATATGTGACACAGGGGCATGATTTAATGAATATCATGATATTGAAACAATTCCTTACAATCCTGATACGTTCTTTCCAACAATCACAGAGGGTATTCCACCAGTGATTGTACCCATATCCACTAAGCTCCCAGTTACTGCCACAGGTTTCTTGTTAACCAAAACAGTTGGAATACCTGTGGTAACTGGTGCGGTGTGTGCAACACAAACTGGAGGTACACCTGCCAAATGTGCTACTGTTAATGATCCCATCATAGCAACATTCTTACCAACGTCAATAGGATTACCTTTAGCACCTGCCATAACATTTAATGAACATGTTAATGGATCAAGTGTAGTAGTAACTGCACATAGATGTCCTGTTGCTACTGGACTACCAGACGTTGCTATTGGTCCTGGGACTGCCATTGCTTTAATTCCTCTATACTGTTATGAATATAATCTAGTGTTTCTGCTATACTCTCATGCTTCTGGGATTTCGGTGGCTTGTACATCAATTGGGGGTACTCTAAGTTCAATACCCTTTGTTCCACCATCGTCAACCTCTCGGACAATTGTTGGAGTAACTCGTTGCACTTCTGTATTGTCAATTGGTTGTCTTGATTCATTATCTATTCCTGAAAATCGTTTTGCTGCTGAGAACTCAAAGTTATCGCAGAATTCTTCAAAGTTATCTAAGATATCCTCTAAATTACGTTGTTGTTCCATAGTCGGTTCCTGAAGGAGGTTCGGGCGGACCATCGGGGGATGGTGTTTTATTGAATCTTACGTTTAAATCCAAGTCTATTAGTTTGTCTTCAAGTTTTATTACTCTACTTGCAAGTTCTTCAAGTACTTCGGTTATCCGTTTGATTTGACTATCATGCACGTGTACAGCATACTTCGGATTCTCCAATAGTTGCTGATGTGCGATTTCATCTTTTGTTTGTTCCATTATATCATACTCAGGTTTTTAGGGCAAATTTTTGCTGGAAAATTTTTTTCAAAATCAAGGTTTTGAGTTTTGAATTTCGCAGAAATATTTATATCTCGTTGTGATACTTTTGTAGACTTTCAAATGGTTAGGAGTCCCACTCGGCGACCCCATCGGTTCGGGGATCATAAAAAAACCCTGTCATTTGGACAGGGTGTGATATACTGTTAGAAGCGTGGGTCGCCTAAGTCGTCCATCACATCTTGTAAGAAATTGACTGGTGAGACCTCAACCGTGTTGGGTTGGCAACTGTAAGGGTTGGGGAGATCGTAAGATCCAGTCCTCTCAAATCTTTCAAGGATTGCTGCCATTGCTGCGATGACGGCGGGGTCACGGCGAGCAGCAGCGTTAGTAAGGAAAATGTTTTTCATACTCTTATTATAGAGGATGTGGGGTGAGTGGCAACGGATGTGCTGCCACTCTTAACAATTTGT